TACTAAATATTTTAAAAAATTTATAAAAGAAGGGTATATATTTTAATCTATTGAAGTATTATATATACCCTATTTTATATAAATGTTAAAAAGTTGCCCAACTAGTAGTTCTCATGTCAGCTACATAATCATCCATCGTTAAGCTAGGGTCATGCATATAATCGTCTCTCCAGACTTCAAATGCTGATTTACCTTCTTTTCCATCTTCACCAATTAAACTATTCAAAAAATCTGCTATTGTTCCTTCATTGCCTTGTTCAAGCCAAAGTTCATAAGTAGATTTACCATTAGGCCCAATTAATGAATTAAGAAAGTCTTCTACAGAACCTGTATGTCCTTCATCTAACCATAATTCATAAGCAGATTTACCATCAGTTCCTTCACCAATATAAGGAAGATCAAGATAATGATTAATACCATTACCAATCTTCAATCTATTAGTATCTATTTCAAATGCAGGTTGTCCATCTAATAATAATGGATTAGCATTTTGAAATGCTCTAAATGTACCTCTTTTTAATTGAATAGGTGGTTTCTTAACTGGTCTAGGAGGCAAAGGTGGCATCGGAGGTATAGGAGGACAATTTTTATTATTATTTGTCATTCTACTCACCTCCAGAATATACTTATATTACTTAATTCTAATAATATCTTTTAAGATGATATCAGCATTTCGTGTATAAGTAATTTTTGCATTTCTGGAGATCTTAATTGAATCTATATACTTAGCAGCCTCTTCTGCTGTAGTAACTTCAACATTAGAAATAGCACCTACACAGAATGCATCAAAAGTATCTGTAGCACTTACATCATAAGATACTTTTCCTCTAATATCAGCCATATTTGGATCTGGTTCAGTACAATCACAGAAAAGAAAACCATTCTTAATTACATTACCACCCTTAAATGTAAGCTTTCCATCTCCCCAATGACCTCTATTATTCTGATTAAGAAACTCAATTTCACAATTAATAAGTGTAGTATTTGTTTTATAAACAGTACCATTTGATTGACCATTACAAGCATAAACAAACTTACAGTTCTCAGCATACATAGTAGCATCAAGTGTAGTACTGTATCCATTACAGCCTGCAGAATACATAACGTAGCAATATGAATCTTTGATAGTAATATTTGATTTCTTAACCCACTGATTAGAGCCAAGACCACGATCAGAATCTGCAAGTGTTTTATTAGATGAATGATTATTATAATAAGATACTTGACATCCTGCACCTCTTGTAATATTTGTATTAGTAACAGTAATATCAACATTATCAGCGCAGTTCCAAACACCTGTACCAGCAACAAGACCAATTTCAGAATTGGTAACAGTAAGCTTTATATTCTTTGTATAATTCTTATTTTCAATTCCAGAATCACCAAATGTAAATGATCCACCATAAACAGTATCAAGCTTTACGCCATCTACATATACATTAGTATATTCTATATCAGATCCATCATATGAACCACCAACTACACAATCTGATTCTGTAAGTTCTGTAATAACGCCATCTGATTCTGCAACAATCTTATCTTCATCATTTTTATAAATTTTTGTAGAAACACCGTTACATACATAAACATTTTTAGGAATCATAGATTTAGATGTATCATAATATGCTGCTTTCTTAAGTGCAAAAACAGCAATAGGACTGAATTCATCAAGAGTAGCATAAACATATCCATCTATAACTTCTACAGTATCAATCTTATTCCAAGAATCATTCTCAGAATCATAATGATATGCAAGTGCTCCAATAGCATTATCAGGAAGCTTTTTAGGTGAGATAAGTGTTTGCTCTCCAGGTTCACCATTAACATCATATGTACCAAGGTAAGAACCTAATCCCTCTTTCTCAGGAATATCATCAGCACTAATAATAGAATCTTCTGTATTAAGATTCTTTTCCATATCTATAACTGCAGCTTTATCATCACCGGTTACAAAATCAAAAGTAGAATTTGTCTCCGGATAGTCTGTAGGTAAAGTAGGATACCAGTACTTATCTATTCTAGCCAGCCAGCATTTAGGTAAATATCTTTTCTGGTTGAATAATGCATCAGCCATTTTTTGTTTCCTCCTTTATTTTATTTAATTTAGCCTTCATCTATAATAGTATCAGAAGCATTTCCACAATTACAAGGTCTTGGACGAGGAGGTCTAGGACCACCAGGACCTATACCATAATTTTCATCTTCGATAATAAACTGTGGATCAATATAGATCGGAAGCCATGTAGCTCCATCTTGAGTATACTGAAGAGTACCCTGCACAATTCTAAGTGCTTTGATATTAGTATAATCATTAGTACTAGCAATGTATTGAGTAGCATCTGCCTTAGAAATAACAGTTATATCTAAGATATTTGCAGGTGAGAACTTATAAGTATCTGAGCTATATAAATCTGCAGAATCTAATATAATATACCACTTCTTAGGATCTGTTCCTTCTGCATACAGTTTTATAATTCTACCCTGAACTAGTTTTCTACATCCATTGTAGTTAAAATCTACGTCAACAAGATCTCCTACACTGATAACAACAGATTTATCCGCTCTGTTATCATCATATTTAAGATCTATCTTGAAAGATAAGACTGTACTACATTTTATATCTAACAGCATATAGTTTTACCTCCTATATTAATTGTGTAAACTTTAATGAATACATTATATATAAGTTCGATATTTTAGCCAGTAGGTCTATGAGACCTACCAGCTAAAATTTTTTTAAGGAGAATGTAAAAAGTTAATTTTCTGATGATAAAAACTGATTACGTGTAATCAATGAGTTTATACAATCTTTTATATTTGATAAAAACTTTTGAGATACTTCTGCTTTATCACCTTTATTTACATCTAATAATAAGATATTATAAAGAGTATAAAACATGAATATATGCTCATATGTATTATAAGGCTTAAAGTTCTGACAATACTTAGAAAATGCAATGAAGAATGCTCTGCATTGTTCATCAGTATAATTATCATTCTCATTAATATTTCTAATCAATACAGTTTGAGCATTATAAATATTATAGATATTATACTTCGGTTCATCTTTATATTTATTCATGATATTATCCATATCTTTATTATGAATAGATAAAGGTTTCTCAACATCAATCTTTCTTATTCTACATGTTTTACAGTATTCTTTAAAATCTTTTAATTCGTAAGAATGATCTATAGCATCTAATATTTTAAGAGCATCTTCTTTCTTATTAGAATCAGTAATATTTTCTTCTATATATTTTCTATATTCATTATTACGATCTTCTGTATAGCCTACTATAGTATCTCCAATCTCACCAGTAGCTTTATCAAATAGTTTTTCAATTCCACTATTTATAGAAGTGTTAGCTCTATTCATAATAGTAGAACTTATAATCTCATCTAAGAAAGCTTCAGTTATAATATTTCTTGTTGCATTAAGATCTTTAGAATAATGAGTTTCTCCTCTCATAGATCCAAATCCTAAAGATTTATTTATTATAGCTTTACAAGAGTTAGGAAGTTGTATATAAGGAGATTCTATTTCTTCTTTATTCTGTTTCTTATGAATAAGATTTAATAATATTTCTAAATCACTTATAGGTATTTCTTGATCAGCTAATTCATTTAGAATAGATGGTTCATCTTTACAAGTATCAATACAAGCTTTAATCTCATCTATTGTTATAGGAGATTCATCAATATTAAAATCAATATTACTTTCTTCCAATAACTTATCAAATTCTACTGAAGTATCTTCAGCAGCTGTTGTATCAGTTATCATTTCTTTTCCTGTTTTAGGATCTATAGATACATTTATAACTCTATTCTCACCTTTTTCATCAGGATTATCAGGAAAGTTATTTATTATATTAGAATTATCTTCTATGAACTTTTGTAATTTATTTACATCTTCATTTGTCATAGTAGGTTGAAGATTATTAGTTTCCATTATAAATATCTCCCATATTTATTATAATTCTTTTATTTCATAAGTAGCAGATTGAAGAGAAAGTTTAATAGATGTAATCATTTCTGCTGTAGTTTTATTATTAGTAATATATGATGCATAATGATTCTTATAGATATCTCCCTTATCTACAAGTAATCCATTTAATCTATTAAATACAATAGGATCACAGAAATATTGTAATAAGTTTTCTAACTTAATATCAAATGCTGGCATAGCTAAAATAATAGAATTAATATTAGCATGAATTAATAGCATCATCTCATCATTAACTCTCTTATTATTTGCTTGCTCTTTTGGTCTATAAATATCAGGTAAATTATTGATCATAGCATATATTGATTCTTTATTATCAATAATATATCTAGTAAAGAATGATATACAATACTGAGTAAATCTAGATATAAATATATCATACATAGTTCTAGCTATACCATATAATTCATTAGGATCAATATCTTCAAATATACCTGTAAATTCAAGATTATAATAATTACATATAATTCTAATGATCTCTTGATAAGTTTCAGATCTTGTATAAGTAATCTGATCTAGATAATCAGGAGCATTAGCATAAATAGCAGAGAATTGTCTTTCTAATACATCAGGCATATTAGCCATTTCATCTGAGAATGGCCTAAATTTTAAGTTAAGTGAATCCTCAACTACATGTAATATATATTCTGATGAAAAATTTCCTAAAATTGTTCCAATAGCTTGATCAGTATCAAGCATCCCAATAGAAGCCATATTTTAATTCCTCCTCAAATAAAGATATTATTATAGATTTGTAAATTAAAATATCAAAAAGAATTATTCAGTATGATACAGTGTATCATACTGAATAACCTTTCAATCCGACTATATGAAATTAATTTTAAAAATTAAAACTAATTAATCTATATAAAGGAAACTACTAATCTATTACTAAGGATATATAGACTAATTGATTTAACTTTTATTATTATTAAGTTATAAAATAGAATCTTATAATTGATTCCAAAATCCAGCTAAATTACCAGCTAAATGTCCGGTACCAGTACTATTTAATTGAAGTTGACCATTATTCTGATTATCATCTCCAAAGAAATCTTCATCAGTATCAACTCCACCGAACAAATTATCTGGAAGATTAATTCTAGAATTATCAATACCTATAGAATTAACTGAGAATGATTTAGGATCCATACCATTTTGCCTACAATAAGCTTCTCTAGCTTGCTCATTATAAGCTAATAACTCATCCCTTTTTCTCATCTCATTCATTATAGTTTCTTCTCTAAACTGAGCATCAGTTATAAAATTAGATGATTCTTCTATAAATTGATATGCAGCTGCTATTTCATCATTATCAATATCATCCGGTCTTTCTAATTGATGAAGATCCATTTTGATTTTCTTTAATTCAGCTGATTCAATATCTCCATCTATAACTTCAACTTCTTCATCAGTCTTTATAGTTCCTTTTCTAATACCAAATTTCTCAAGTAGATCTTTACCATCATACCAAACATAAAGAGCCATCAATAATGAGAATATATTATCATCATGAGTTGACTCGGAATGGTCGATCCTGTCCTTTTTCCATTGTAATCCACACAACTCTTGATGAATTACAGGAACTATAAATTTATCTTTATGATAACGAACCCTTTCTACTAACAACTCCATTAATCTAGCTCTAACTTGTTTATTAGAATCAAGTCCATACACTTTAACTTTAGCGGTTCTCTTTATATTTCTAGTGCCATCAAATTGCTCTTCTATAACTTTATCTTTTATTTCCCAATAAAGATTTTTCTTAACTGATGTTTTACATAAACGTTGTATTACAGATACTCCATAACCATTTTTGTTTAATTTTAGACGCAACTCTAAAATCTACTGTTAATTCAGTACACTCTCATTACAAGAAGTGATCAGACTATATGTACACCTTTAATCAATGAAATATTATAGGACATTTTAAACCTTTTTTTGGAGTATAAGGTTCCATATGAATAGCATTTGGCCTATATTTATTAATAAAATAATCAATATTAAAGGGCTGGATTTTTCCTCCACCATAAGCTTGTGGTTTTACTCCCTCGTTAAGGGATAGTCGTTGAACGTCATCAGTACTAATACTATCAATATTAAATAAATCTATACATTCTTTTGAAGTATAATCATCAATATTTATAAATTCATCTGTCCTTCTAATCATATATCCTTTATAAGGGCCAAGTGCAATTTTTCTTTTATTACCAATCATATTTTTTAAACTAATTATTTCATATTGTATTAATTCAGCAACAGCTGCTCTTCCTATACATCTATAAACTTTATTATCTGATTCACTATAAACTTCATATATGTATCGTTTATTAGATGCTGGAGAAAATTTTCTATTTTCATCAAATGCTTGCTGAATATTTTCTGATTGTGTCCCATATTTAAGATTTGATACATGATTATTTAAAGGATCATTGTCTTTATGCATGACAACCGGAAGATTATCTGGATTATCTAAAAAAGTTTCAGCTACTAATCTATGAATAGATTCATTTACCCTTTCCCCTGGTTTTCCAGGAATTTCTAATGCTGTTCTTAAATATCCAGAATTACTTTGTGCAGTTCGCATAACATGACCACGATTATTAATTACAATACCAGATTCATTAATTTGATATTTACCTTCATATCCAGGAATATCTTTCATCATAATATAAATACCTCCAAAATAATATTAATAAAATAATCCATTTCGATTATCCATTAATAATAAGTATTTATATTAATTATTTTTTATTAGTACTAATTTTCGTAACTGAACTTTGGCTTGTTAATAAATACTTAGGATTTAACCATATATTCATCATTATCTATTTTTTCTGATTTCTCTGCATTCACACTTATCTTTTGGATTATGCTGTAGCTAGATAATGCATTGACCAGTGAGTCTCAGTTTTAACCCAGGAAAACATACATGTTACCATATATGCTGTGGTTATTATTATTCTATTTAGAATAATATCCTCACCATTGCGTTCACAATTGATAATTGCATTTGGTAAGTATCTTACTACTAAAGTATATAAAACATCAGCTAGATCATCTGCTGGAATAAAGTTACAATGTAGATTTGCTACTGCTCTTGTAGTAGATGAATCTAATACTGTTATTGCAGATGAGTCTCTCATAGTTGCACCTGATACATCGACACCAACTATAGGAGGATTACTTAGATCAAATTCTTCATATATCTTAAGAATGTATTGTCCAATTCTACCAAATTGAACTTCTCTTATAGGTTCTTTAAGATATGATTTTATAGTTTGTAATTCTTCATCTGTAAATACTTGATCCGTAGCAACTTCTGACCATTCAAGAAGAATTTCTCTTCGTATAGTAGACCAGTTCTGGTTCAAGCTCTTTACTACATTAGCAAAATAATCAGGGCCTTTTCCTAACTGTTGATATGAATATGATACTAAGAAGAATGTAGAATTTTGATTACATTCTCTAAGTTCATTCATTTGTCCAATATTATAATCATAATATAATTCAGAGAAAGGAGTAGCTGCATTTCTAAGCTTATAAGCAAATTGGCCAGAATCAGTTAATAGATCACCAGGTGTAGTAGTTATTAGTATTCCATATGGAGCACCATTAATTTTAGCACTTGCTGCAGCTTGCATAAATGCAGGAGTAGCTGCATCATAAACTATCTGGTTGAAAGGCATAAATGCAAACTCATCATACATTTCAAGAGGCATAGTTTTACCACGACCTAGGTTAGTTGCTGCATCTGCAGATCTAGCAGAAGGGAATGTAACAATTCTGTTATTATTCTTCGGATGTCCTAATTCTATAACAGTATCTGGTATCTTTAACTTCTTACCTTCATTACCAATAGATCCATCCATCTGTAAATATGATGGTAATAAAGCTCTGATATCTTTTAGTGTCTTTAAGTTATCTTTAGAACCTGAATGAGCTTTATGCATAAACATAACTTGAGAGTTAGATGTACCAAAGTTAAAACACCAAAGATACCAGCATAATGCTCCAACAGTTTTACCGCACTGACGAGGCAACTCTACAAATTGATTAAAGTTTAACATAAACAAAAATCCCATTGCTAAATTACCACGATTCAATTCATATTGAACACCAGTTGGAGATCCAGGGTGCGGTACTCTAACTACATTTCTTACAAAATAC